ACCACCATGCTGTGTTCCACCAAAGATAAGTTCCATACCTGTGTTGTCTGCTGTTGCAGCATCACCTTGTAGGTTTAAACCTGCTGCTGTACCATTTGTATCAACGGCTGGAATAGTGCCTTCTACCATGAAACCACTTGCAGCAACTGTGTGTGCCGCAATCATGCTTCCTTGAACTTGTGTTACTTGACCGTTTTTTCCAGGAAAAAGCATACTGAATAATTCACCGTCAGCCATAACTCCATCAGCACCACCTGCTCCTGTGAGCGTTCCAACAATAGGAGTTGGACATGAAATGTAATCCCAATCTATAATGTTTTCTGGTGTTAATCTTGTTAAAGCACCAGCTACTCCTAAAGTGCTTGATAAAGTAGCTGCTCCGGTAACACCAAGAGTACCACTAAATGAGGTGTTTCCACTTGAATCTATTGTAGCTTTGTTTGTTTCTATGCCTGTATCAGTGGCAGTATTAAATACAGTAACTCCGTTTTCAGATCGGACATTACCCTTAAAAGTTGTATTAGCCATATAAAATCTCCTATCTTGGCAAATGTCAGTCACATAGTATGACTGTTAGGTTATTTCAGTATACACAAAAAAAGGTGACACGCAAGTGTCACCTTTTAAAGAGTATTAGTTTTTAATTAAACTCCCGGAGATCCAAACACACATCTTGGGTCTGAAACACCAAAGCTATAACGCTCACGAGCCTTATATCTTACGTTGCCTGTATCAAAGTCACCTTCCATACTTGTAGCAATAGAAGCTCTTTCAAAATGTTTGAAGCCATTAGGGGCATCAGTTTTAATGAAAAACGCATCTGTATCAGTTAAGAAGTGGTTAATAACATACCCTTGAGGTAACATTCCCATGTTGCTCATTGCGTTTATGTCATTATCTGCTGTTCCAGGACGAAGAGTAGTCTTCATTAACCTTTCAGCAACAAACTGTAGTGCTGGTGGGATAATCATCTTCGTTCCTTTAAGAGCAATTTTAAGTCCTCTTTCGTCAATAAAAGCTGCTATATCAATTAATGCCTGTTCTAAGGAAGTTTCGTTTAAGTCAGCGGAGTTAGTTAACTCGTTTTTAAAGTTACCACCTGCCGATGTCGGATGATCAGTAGCACAAAGCTCCTTACCATCACCAAACGTAAAGTTACTGTCGAACGCATTGTTTAAAACAGAAGCGGCTTTTACTTGCTTAGTATTAGACATAGAACGAGCTAACGCACGAGTGTAACGAGAACTAAGTTTGTCATAAAGGTTATCCTCTACAGCTTCCTCAGTAATCGCAAACGCTAATGCGATTGTTTCATGTGTATACCTTGCAGTGAAAGACTCATTTGCCAAATCAAAAGAAACGGCAGCACCCTCTGCTTTTTCAGGTGCTGTTCCAAAGCCAGACAGCATTACTTCTTCTTCAAACGCTCTGTCTGAAGTTTCAGTCTCATATATTTCGGTATGTTCGTTATCATACCTATCGTACTCCAAACCAAATAGAGCGTTTAATCCAGGCTCTAATTCTTTAAGGAGTTGGGATCTTGCAATAGCCATATCAATATCTCCTTATAGACCAGTTGTATCAAGATGAAAAGGTAAAGTTAACCTAACTAAAAAACGAACTCCTGCTGATGCAACATCTATGTCATTGAAACTGTCTTTAAGACCAATGATACGGAAATTATCAGTAGCAGTTGTTGCTCCTGCTGAGGTAACAGAAAGTTCTCCAGTGGAGATAAAACTGTTTCCAGTAGTAGAGGCAAAACCAGCACCTTCAGCGTTGGAATGAACCAATGCTTGAGCGGTAGCTATATTTGTTAAAGTAGCGTCACCTTGGATTTCGTAGACCTGAAAAGGGTTGTCATAAATAAATACAGAAGCTTCTGTACCAGATTTTATGGCTGCTGTTCCAGGATAGTAGTTGTTATATACAGGTTTTCCTGTAAGATCGATGTACTCACATCCCGCCATAACGCCTAAAATTGCTACACTTCCTCCATCAGCAGCACTAACATCTACAAGTCCATTAGTCAACGGGATAACCATGTCACCTTGATGGATGAGACTTGATGATCCAGCCGTTGCTGATACTTGTACCTTGTAAGGAGTTAATCCACTGTTGTTTGGTGCAGAACCCAAGAGGTTATAAGGACGAAGTCCGAAAGGGGCATCTATATTATTTGCCATTTCTTATTTCCTTCTCTAAAAGTTAATCGGAGGCATTTTTACCACCGAAAGTTACACGACTTTGCCTTTCTGGTTTCAGAATAGGCATACTAGGGTGTTGCTCCCTCATCATATCGTTGTCGACAGCTTGTTGTTGATCTCTAGTAAGACCTTTAAAATGTGCTTGTCGTTCAGCTTTCGACTCTAGGGGGAACCTTGCGAGTATTAAGCCACCCACCCCTATAACGCCAGAATGTTTTCCATCCTGAACTGTAGGAGCTTCAAAATCGGGGTACTCGTCTGCACGAACTAATTCAAAGCCTTCGCGGAGCCTTGCAGATAGATTTTTCTTATCATCAAATCCCATGATTGATTCACGGATCCAACGATGAGTATAACCTTCTGGGGGAGGAGGAGCGTCTAGTGTTGACGGTGGGGTCCACGGTTTCCTGCGTGTTTGTTTTTCACGAGTCTTTGTGGTGCGTGATATACGGTCAGCCATTTGGTTTATCCTTCACGTTGTTGCAAATTCATAAGTTGCTTTGCATACGCTTCGTAGCTTACACCAAGTTTGTCAGCAATAGCAACCTGTGATTTTGAAAGTTTGATTTTTCCTTTAGAAACAGTTCCACTAGAACGTGAAACCCCTGCTACTGGAGGTCTTTGATTAGTCCCTTTTTGAGGAGCTTTTTCAAATTTGTGTGGGAACTCTGTCCTCATTCTGTTATCTATCTCAGCATAATAGTCATCTGAGTTAGGGCTGTATCCTTCTTCTTCAACTAATTTTTTGTGTATACTAAAAGCTGTTAACGTCATAGGCTCGTTATCGCCGAACCACGAATTTTGGGAAGCCCACTTCTCTGCTCTTGGATCTGGTGCAGCTTTTTGTTGCGGAGGAGCATTCTTCTTAGCCTCTTCAGCAGCTTTTTGTTGATTAACACGATTTTCGTTTTCTGCTTTCACAACACTCAAACGTTCAGATTCTACTGCAAGTCGAGCTATACTCTTTTGAGTATTCACCTGTGCCTCAACATCACCATTATTTATTGCATCTTGTAAGTTTCTTTTTAAGGTTTCTTCTTCACCAAGTACCCTATTATCATACTCTTTTATGTATGATTCATCTACTTTTTTAGTTCTCTCAGTTAAATCTTCATTAGTTTTTTGTAGAGCTTGGGCATACTCCGTGGCTGCTTTTTCTCTTCTTTCAGACTCTCTTAATTTCCAAGTCATCCGCTCGATACGCTCTTTTACTTTTTTGCCGTACCCCTCAAGACTATCTTCATCTTCGTTAGCCTTGGAATCAGCCTTTTGCTCGATAGACTGATCTTCATCATTTTCTAATTCAACTTCAATTTCGTCTTCAATTTTTTCTTGTGTGTCTGCCATGTTCTTCCCCTATATATGTAATATGTCTGCTGGATCATTAATACGAGCTAATACTTCATCATCGTTTAGAAGTCTTACTTCGCCACCTTCTATTTTAAAACGGCTTCCTGCATATCGACCAAATATAACCCAGTCTTGTTCTTTACACCATGCACCACTTTCGCCAAATTTATCGGTATCTTTGTATGCAAGAGGTCCCACTTTAAGGACTAAAGCACAAACAGTAGCAAGAGCTTCTCTTTCTACTGCTGCATCAGGTATAAAAACGCCTCCTTCAGTTTTACCTTTTCCTCGGTATGGGAGAACTAATATTCTCCAACCTGTTGGTTCTGGTAACTTTTCTAAAATAGGTACGTCTTGGGTTTCTTTTTCTTGGGAGTCTTGGGGAGTACTGGCAAATCGCCTAGGGACTATTAGTTTACTCATTTTCCACCTTTTTTTGCAGGTCTTTTAATTCCTGTTGTAAATATTCAATTTCTGCAAATCTTCCTCGCAGTTCCTTGAATGCAATAAAGTCTTCTACAATACCGTTTGTTATTTGAGTCTGTAGATTTTCTTTTCGTTGTTTTAATATATTACTGAGTTTTTCAATAATGTAAAGCTGCATCTTGCATTTTATCCTATTTTGTTAAACCTTTTTGTTTCTCATATGTTCTTAAGCCACCTAAACCAAGCATCCCCATCAAAACAGTCATTAAACTACCCATATCAAAAGTAGGCAACTCTGGTATTTGAAGAGCTAGATAAGCACATACAAAAATTGTAATCGGTTGTAACACAAAATGCCAACATAAAGCTATCCCACAAGTCCATCCGATAAACGGTCGCCAACCTGCCACGAATATAGATTTATGTTGTGCCTCCGCTTTATTTATTTCTATTTGCCCTTTAGCAAGTTCTTGTGCGTGGCTCTCTGCCATAGTAGCAACTTCATGGGCTAATTTGTTTTTCATATCCTTGTCTTCTATAAACTTACCAAGAAGATTTGACACTGGACCAATTAATGCTGTTAACATTTTGTCCTCCTATGTTTTTTTAATTTTACTTTGAGTTGTTTTACTTAACTCTTTTAAATGAAATAACTTTTCACTTTTAGCTGTATGTGAAGTACCTGTGTGTAAAGTACCGTCTTTCATCTTATGAGACTTACCCTTATGGATTGCTCCATTTCTTTTATAATGTGTTTTCATTAGTATATTCTCACTTCCTTTGGGTCTACCGTTGGTATTAGTTTACACATACATTGATACAGTTCTTCTTTTTCGCCCTTCATAATTATTTGATTGTGCAATCGGTTCTTATAGGACAAACAATCATTCACGTTTTTAAAATAAATACTTCCTTCCATTTTAAGACCTAAGAAACAGACAAGCATAAATGCTGTCACTTCTTACTCATCCAAGCAGTTGTACCCATATAAGCACCAACGATACCAGCCCCAGATAAATAAAATAAATTGCTAATATCTGATAAAGCATTAACCCTCTCGACATCAATTAAAAACATAGCTAAAGTAAATAAACCCATAGCAATTAGCGTCGCTCGTGCCATTCTTAGTTGGGCAAGTTGTTTTCTTAATAAAGTCTCTGTTTCCTTCATCATTTTAGCAGTTTCTAATTCCTCATCAGTAACGACACCGTCGCCATCAAGATCATATTCATTATATTTGCTATCATTTTGTAAGGTCTTTTTCATCGTATTAATAAGCCTATAAGTAAAACAATGGCTGTTCCAGAAGTTGCAATCATAATATGCTCAATACGTTTTATTCTTAGTATCGTTTCTTTCCACCTCTCGGCACACACAGCTTCATGTGTGTCTATCTGAGCTTTAACTTCAATGATACTAAGTTTTGACATTTATTTTAGACCTCTGAATTTTATGCCTTGCATAGACTTACGTCCTCCACGAGAAACTTCGCCACCCATATTCATTTTTTCAGGTTTATTGTAAGCCATACCACCTTTCATAAATCTTCTGCCAGTCATTTTATTAGTGGGCATTACTCTATTGTTCATCATGCCTCCCATGTTATATCCACCAGCCATACCGCCCATGTTATATCCACCAGCCATACCACCCATATTATAACCTCGGACCATACCACCCATATTGAAAGGCTTTCCTGTTAACTGAAATAATTCAGCTTCCAGTATTTCTTTTATTTCCATATGATCAGGATTGCTTGGGTCTAATTCTTTCTTTTGTGCTTTTAGACTTTTTACTCTATCGTCATCTGCCATTTTAATCTCCTATTCGTAAAAGTTATCGCCATATAATTGAGGTAAGGATTGCATAGAAATAGATGGAAGACCAGCTACTTGGTAGCTGTTTTCTATTCCCATGTTCGTTGGAGGTCCCGGAGGTTGATTTGCCATATCGTAAACAGGGGTAGCATCTATTTCAGCTTGCGTTTTTGCAGGACCAATAAGTTCACCTATCCCTCTATTTGCTAAACTTAGACCCAATTGAGCAGCCCTACTGACACCCAAAGCAGGACTAAGATAAGTCAAAGCACCAAAAGGAGTATTTTGACCAGGAACCATCATATTATACATATTTTTGGACATTGATAAGTTAGGTTTATACCCAATCATATTTTGGAAAATACTCAGTATTCCATTATTCTTATCAGGCGGAGTTCTATCAATCATATCAGTAACAGGGGCTGGACCATCATCTCTGCTGTCGTCTTGAAAATCTTTTGTTGTGTAAGTTTGGTCTTGCCCTCTAGAGCCAGCTATCGCATTTGCTATTCCTGCTGCGGACTCTTCAGGGGTATTTTGCCCAAAATCGGAAGGATCATATGCCATTACTGTCCAGGTTTCCTATTAGTGTTTTGTTGCTGTCTTTGTAAAGCTATGTTTGCTCTCAGTTGTGCAATATCTTCAGTGCTGTTTATACGTTGTTGTTGTATTGCCGTTTGCTCTTGCAGTTTTTGTTGATCTAACTTTAATCGCTGTTGATCATTCTGAGCTTCCTGTTGTGCTTCCTGTTGTTTTATTTGTATCTCTTGGGCTTTTAAATCAACTAGCGGATCTTTTTGGTCCGCTTGCATTATTTGCTTTTCTTTTTCAACATACTCAGAAATAAGTTTTGCTTCAATCTCAGCAACCTTGTTAGCCAATAATTTTGCATCAACAGGAGGGGTAGCTTGACCCATTGCTTGAGGCATATCTTCAGGCATGGCTTGACCCATTGTTTCGGGCATCTCTGATTGCTCTTGTGGTTGCTCTTGCATCTCTTGTTGTGCCATAGCTTGAGCTTGTAAACTAATATGTTCAAATATATGCGTTTGCAAAATCTGTATTATGCCTGGATTGCCTTTAGCAACTACGCTTCCCATGTAAGCAAGGTGAGTTGCTATATGGGCTTCATGGTTTTGTTCAGGAAAGGCTTTTAACTGTGCTTGTCCTGAAAGAGCTTGCATAACTTTACCATTTTCTATAGAGGGTGCTGTTGGCGTTGGCTCTGCAGGAGGAGGCAGCACTTGCTCAATATTGTCAACACCAAGAGCAGAATACATACGTCGATATGCTTCATAAAGATTGTGTAACTCGGGTTTAGTTTGGGCTAACTTTAACTGTTCTTGAGCAAGACTTACTCGTTGTGCCATACTAAACATATTTGGATTAGCCACAGGGACAATATCAATACGACCATCAAAATCTTTAGCCTTTTGTCCCTTTTCTGCCGATTCATTCGCAAAAGGGTACTCGCCACCCTCTTGTGCTATAATCTCTGCCATCAATTTAAACTCTTGCTTCATACTATTGTACAAGCGTTTGTGAACAGCACTTATAATACGGCTTCCACGCTCTAGCATGGCAATAGTTGTACCCACTGGAACTTCAGCGTTGCTTACATTGCCTGTTCCCATATCCGTTGTTCCTACAAACTTTTGAGCAGCTTGAACAACAAATCCTAACAACTGAAATAAGGTAGCACTAGGCTCTTTATAAGGTAACGGAAGTAAGGAACCTTTTAAATCAGTTCCTACCACATCAACATCTCGCCATTCTCCTGGCTGTATTGGCTCATCACCATCTTGTATTCGTAAACCACGAGCTTTAAATCCAGCTGGCATATTAGCCAACGTTCCAGAGTCGACAAGTTGTCGTAAAACAGCCGTTGCTGTTCTTGAAAGGTTTCCTAGTAAATGAATTAACCCATTTCCATAGAATCCAAGTCCAGGACTAAACATGTAGTGAACAAAAAACTGTCGTTTACTTTTAAAGCTGTCTTCTGGATCATAATTACGGTAAACGGATAAAACTTCGCCTGAATCATCATCCACGGTAACAATATATGGTAATTTTATGCCTGTTTCCTCACCACTTTCATCAGTATCGGGGAATTGTTCAAGGTCAAGGTAACAATGGGACTCATATAAAGTAACTTCATCACCCTCACCTGTGCGTTCTATACCTGTAATTGATTCTTTTGTCTCAGTAACTTCATCAATATTGCCAGCACCACCAGTAATTTCAACGTCTCGGTAAAAACCACTGACCTGTAGCTTGCGTAGCTCATTGGAATTCATAGAAATCATCTGCGTCACACGATCTGCCGACATTAAATCAGTAGCGTTGTAAGGAACTAACAAATCTTTTGCTTCTATAAACTTACTTACTTGTCTGCCAAGCTGCGGATCAACATAAACTTTTTTGAAAGCACTACCACCTAATCCCAAGTAGTATAACATCTGGTCAAACTCAGCATCATACTCTTCCATTGTGTGCATTATGGTGTAATTCATATAATCTTTTATACGCTCAGACTGTTTTTCTAAGGCTGGCGTAGCATCACCCAGTATTTGCGTTCTAACTGGTCCACTTGGGGGTAATAATTCTTTGTACGCTTGGCTTTGAAATTGCACAACGGCTTCATTTAACAAAGGATGGATTACTCCAGTCGCTCCTTCAAAAGGCTCCGTACGTTGGTCATAGTTTAAACCTAATAATTTTAGACCGTCACTATAGGCATCCATCCAATCTTTACGACCAGATATATCTTCCTCAGCTTTTTCTAAAACCATACTACTGATTCCAGCTAAAACATCATCC